ATCTAATTTCAGTTCTAGATGGAGATATTTCTCCAATCCAAACTTTATCGTCTTTTCTATAAGAACCGATTCTTTTATTTATTAATGATATTTGTGTTTTAAATAAACCATTAGCATAACCTGCTTCGGTTATCAATCTTTCAGCATCTATAAAATATTCAGATGGTAAATTGTTTTTTGTTATAAGTGTACCCTCTGCTATTAAAAAATAATCTCTTATATTTTGTGTAGTAAGTGGAACATATCTAACCAAACCATGTCCTTTTTGTGGCAATTGATTTTCAGAAGAATCGTACATAACAAATTCAATTACATCATCTTCACTAAGACCAAAAAAAGATTGTAAGTCCCCCTCCTCAAATATTTTTCTATCATTTGGGTTTATTCTATACGCTTTGTTTTGAACAATCTCTTTAAAATTTCTTAATCCTTCAGCTGCCATAATTTATTTTTTACTAATTCCAACTTGTTCCAACTTGTTTTTGAATAGAAACTCCTAATGTTACACTTGATTTTTCAGATTTAACAGTTAAGCTTCCCTTATATTCAGTATCTCCTAATAAAGTAATACCAGCAGATGGTCTAAAATCATCTATTTTAGAAGGTATTGTTTTTACTGATAATATTTTTGTTTGTTTTGGTTGTAATGTAAAAGGTGCTAATTTTTCAAAAGAACCTATTGTTTGACCAGATTCCTCAAAATTTATTGTTATTGGTTCTTTGGAAAAATTATAAATTTCAAGATCAGGTCCATTTATCCATTGACCGTTACCATCATCTTTAGCTCTAGCTCTATATGTTAATTCTCCATATTGAGGTTCTCCCTTTTGTACACTCTTAACAGAGAAATCCATACCAACCTTAGCACCTTCTGCTATTTTTGCTTGCTTACCTTCTAATATTTCTTTATATTGGTCGTTTTGTTCTTTTAATGCTTGGTTACGTGCTGTAAGGGAAACTCTTTGTATTGCCTCAGCAGTTCCTTTTTGTACAGCAGTTTGTAAATCTACTATTGTTGATGAAATTTTTACGTTAGATTGATTTAATTGATTTTCAAAAGATGCTACTAATATTTTTTGAGAATCCACATCAACTCGTAAACTTTCGGATACAATTTCTAATGTAGAAACTTTTGCGGTTAAATCAACAACAATTGTATTTAATCTAATTACTTCTGCTGTTAAATCTATTACAGATTGGGTTACTTCATTATAAACAGGTCTTGGAACACTATCATCAGGTGGTGGTGGTGCTAATGGTATTAATTCAAAAATACGAGTATCAACTGATTTTTTTAAATCAGTTTCATTATACTTTGGACTTTCTAATTTACCAAACACAACACCATCTCTTTGATTCAATTCTTCAAAAGTGTAACTATTGGGACTATCTTTTGATACTACCAATGAACCACTTCTACTTATGTTATCAAGTAAAGCTTCGTTTTTTAAACCAGATGTTGATAATGTTTTTGCCATATTAGTTAGCTGCTATATTAAATGTTATACTATCATCATAATATGTAATATCTCCACTCATATTTACTTTAAATTCTATTTTATATACTCTATTAGCTTCCCAGTTTGATAAGTTTAATTTTATATAATTTCCTTCCATATCACAACTAACTTTGGAGTAATCACTAAATGGTACTATAATATCATCAGATGCAACATCTTTTATTTGATAATATGTTGTTTCAGGCAAATATTTTATATTTGTATATCCAAATTGATTTGTAAATGTTTTAATCGGATACAATTCTCTACCGAAAATTCTTATTTTAGGATTACTTCCTTTTTTATATTCTGATTTAAATGATTTAACGCCAACTTTAATATTTTCAGAAGTTAAAGCCTCCAATGAACCAGTTTGAAATAGTTGGTCATCCCACCCTATTCTTATTTTAGGTTGGTATATTGTAAATGTTTCTTTACTAAAAAATCTAAGTATTCCGTAATCTTGTGTATTACTTTCCAAATCCGTTGAATTTGTATAATCTGCGAATTTTAACATTAAACCATCGTTTGGAATAGAACCACTCATCCAAACTCTAAGCATTGATTTGACATCCATATTGATATCACTTTTTTCATAACTAAAATTTTGAGTTGCTCCATATGCAGTCCACCAAGTACCACCACTACCATCGTTTATACTTGCTGTTGTAAATGAGTTAAAATCATTATCTAACCAAGTTGATTTAGTATCACCTTCTCTATAATTCCAAGTAACACCTTTTGTTGTAATAGCATCGAATCGTGTACCGTTACCCATTTGCCAACTTCCAGAAATTGGATTAGCGTATATTGTATAATCTAATGGTATTTCTTCTGCTTGTGCTTCTTTTAATATTAACACAGCTTCTTCCATACCAAAATTATTTGTATATAGTGATTGTGATAAGAATCCTAAATCAAATTTCAATAAAGCATGAGAAACATCTTTTACATTTCCATAGTAAACTTTACTTACTTCCAATATCTCATCCAAACCAGTATTTTGATTTGGTTGTTGGAGATATACCGATGCATCTTTTGATGCTGTTAAAAAATAATATGCCATTATTTTGCTCTTCCTTTTATATCCGAATCTGGGAATTTAACCTCAAATACAGATGGGTCTAACGATGGATATACAACTTTATTTTTGGTTGCAGCTTCTATATTATATGAATTTGGTGAATATTGTCCTCCACACTTATTTACTATTGTTAAATTAGGTACAGATGATACACCCTCCACATTAGCTAATAGTAATTCAATTTCACTTAAATTTATTGTTTGGTTAAAGCTCCAATTATCATTATTAAAATAATCTTTTAAATCTAATATACAATTTGTAACTACTTCTGATTTATTATAATTTTCATAACAAACAATTTCAAAATTAACTCCTATGTTTATAATAAAACCATCTGAAAAATTAACTCCATCTGTTAATATTTTGTATTCATTTAAATATGTTTTTAAATTTTCTTTAACTGCTCTATTAACAGTAGTAAGTCTACCTGCATTATCCAATCCTAACATATATAAATTTATAGCAAATGGATTATTTTTTTCATTATCATTTGATGTTTTTCCAATTAAAAAATCACGTATTTCACCACTAACAGTAGTTGCTGTTGGTTCTTCGTTATCAGGTTTATTTACAAAACTCATAACTAAATCGGTAAATTCTTGCAATGCATTTGGTGAAGCTAAAATTGATGATGGTGAATTGTTATCTAATTTTCCATCAGCCGTTGCATATGCTTTAGCAACTGCTCCATATTTAGTTGGCATTGATAATGCTCTTATTTGATAATCTTTAGAAGTTACTGCTCTATTTTGAGCTCCAAAATTACCTAATGCATTTTGCCTAACTTCTTCTAAAGTTTCAGCTCCCCTACCACCACTTGCAGCTATATCATTTGATACAGCTACTGAATTTTTTAAACTATTATATGTTCCGATTTGTGATACATTTAAATCGCCGTAATCATCATCGTAAATAATAGATGTTATTCTTGTTAATTGACCTGTTTCTACATTTGATTCAATACCACCTCCAACATAATATTTTACAGTTATTGTTGTATTTGATGGTGATGTACCATATGTTTTTGTTTTTAAGAAATTGGTTGGGTCAAATGATTCTTCTAATCTACTAATAGAATTAGGTAACCCTAATCCAACATTCTTTAAGTTTGGAATTAATTGTTCATCACTGGCAGTTGGGTCACCAGCACCAAATTGAATTGTAGTTGTTAAATCAGGATTAACTTTTGAAACAAATCGTCTAGGAGTTTTTAATGTTTTTAAAATATAAGGAACACTATCTTTAAATTGAACAAGATCTTGGTCATTTAATTCTGTATTTGGGTAATCCAAAAATACCATTTCTTGTGCCAAATAAGGAACTTCATAATATTTGTTACCATTAGAATCTCTAACATCATATATTGAAATTACATTAGTGTCTTCTAATTGTATAGTTCTGAATGATTCATACGAACCAAAATTAAAACTAACCTCTTTTATAGTTGCTGATATAGCTTGTACATATTTTTTTACAAGATATAAAGTAGGGTCTCCAGTATTGGCATCTCTTTGATATACACTAATCTCTCTATCCGATGTATCACCAAAGTCTATAATGTCTGTAGTTATGAATTTTACAGAATCATTATTGGATTCGATTTCCATACCTTGTCTTATTCTAAGAAGATATTTAGTATCCATTGTATTTGATGGGCCTGTTCCTATTGCTGGTGCTAATTGATAAACAGAAAGAGTTGTTGTAGCCGGTGATGTTACTTTTGGTTTGTATCCCAAAAATTGTGCCAATGCTATTACATTTTCTTGGTCTTCCGCTGTTGTTATTAATGATTCTTTAAATGTATCATCTATATAATATGATAATACATCACCAACATAAGATGCCATTTCAATAAACATCATACCCGGAGAAGCTTCTGTAAAGTCTGTATTTGTTTTTGGAAAATACGTTTTGGAAAATTCTACAAGATTATCTTTAAAAGACATAAAGTCTTTATTGATATATTTTATATCTTTTCCTTTATTTTTGAATGTTTTATTTATAGGTGTTAAACTCATATTAAGGTGCTATTTGTTGTACATTAAAAGATACTAAACCAGAATTACCAGTACTTTTACTTCTAAATTTCAATGATATGTTTACTAAATTTTTATCTTTATTTTCGTTACTCATATCAACATTTATTTCTTCAATATCTACATTTGGAATATATCTTTCAACTGAATTTGTTATTATAGTTTGAATTTTATCTTCAAATTCTTCTGTTATTGGTTCAAATAACACAGTCTCAACTCCAGCTCCAAATAAAGGATTCATTACTCTCTCACCTCTTTTAGTTAATAGTAAATTTTTTATATTAGATTTAAGTTGTTCAATTTCCGTATAATTTTGCTTAAAAGCAACACCATTTATTTGAATAGGCAATGCCAACCCAACTGCATAATCTTCATACTCCTTTGTTTCTATTATGGGTTTTTTCCCTAATATAATTGCCATTACTTTTTAAATCTTTTTACTAATGCCGAATAATCTCTATTTAAAGCCTTATCCAATGCTTCGTTACCTGTTTGAACTCCCAATCCAGTTGGTTGAGGTCCATTTCCTAAATCACCATAACCAAGTTTTTCAGCCATTGCTGTTCCACCTAATATCGAACCCATATCACCTTGCCCAAAACTCATTGTTCTATACCCACCATCACCTTGTGGTAATCCACCCTTTGTTTCATTGAGGATTTGATTAATCATTGGGTTTTTGCTATATTGCTTTGATGGTGTTGTTTTTGTTTGAACCGATTCTTTAATTTGTTCATCACCTAAAATAGCTTTAGCCATTGATAAACCTTTAGATTCGGGTTTAACAGGTTTAATACTTTCAGCAAGTATTTTTTTAACTTCTGCCTTTACAGATTCCTTAATTAATGCTGGTAATTGTTCTTTTAATTCCTCTTTAATAAGGATTTGTATGGCGTTTAATAATTTGTCAGTATCCATATATCGTTATTTGTTATGATTATAAATATTTCAATTGTTATTTTTAAGATTTATGTGGAAAATAAAGAAGCTTCTTCGTTTCTTCTTCTTGTCAAAC